GTCCTCCGTTAACCAACTGGAAACAAATGAAGTACTACTCCAATACGTCAATGTCCGTTACCACCGTGCGTACCCAGGGTTTCTACCCGAGTTGTGCAGTGGCAGCGAAATTGGCGACCAAGGTGGCTTGGGTGATCCAAGAGGAGAAGAACGAGGATATGGTGAAAGCCATAGCCTTGAGCTATTCTCACGGATTCTATCCGCACCACTTTAGTGACGCTGTTCCTCCTAAGGAGGATCTGGCGTTTTATGGCATCAGAACACGCATCCGTCTCCTTACGCCTGCTGAGCAGGACATAGTGATGGGAGTGCTGAACTGGTGGACGATGGATGAGGATACACCTGGCAGTGACGCGAAAGCGTACGTTGCCGTGAACCTCAACAATGGTCGTAGTCTTTGTCTGTTTTCCAGTCGGGAACGGAAGGACGTCGATCTAGGGAACCTGTTTAGTTAACAGAACCCTTTGCTGCTTTATGCACCAAGAACAGCACGGGGAATCTATTCCTCGTGTGTGCATGGAGATCTGGTTTTGAATCAGAACAGCAAGAAAGCTAAGGGGACCCAGCAGGCCGCTTCCTACGTCGGGAAACGTTATCTGTTGGACGATCTGGTACGGACTAAGCTACTGAAAAGCAAGAAATTGCCTATCAGGAAGCCTTCGAACGGTCTTACGAAAGTAGGACCGGGACAAGCGTCTAATCAGACTCGTGGTTTGGGAAAACCAATTCTCAACCGAGGTCTCGGGTTACCCCGAGGCCACTTCCCCTCGAAGCGAGGACGGTCGATGGTGGATCACTTCTACCAAAAGCCGGGCCGGCGCGTTTCGCGGACGACATCTTTCCCCTCGGGGAGAGTCACTGTCGACTACGATCAGCTGGTGCCAGCCCTTACGGACTGGCTCAGCAACGTGCAGACTGCGCATGGGAATTTCAAGGCTCCCACGCCGCAACGCTTCACTCACCGCGTCAAGAGAGTATGGAATGGTATTGGAATTGCGGAAATCCGTAATAACGGAGTGCCTCAATCCACGACCATAGTCGAAGGTGTTTCCCCAAAGGGGTCACAAACTGACTACTTGTTCCCATCTTTCCCAGACACCACAACCTACAATAAGGGCCTTAGTAAGCTCTACGATAAGTTGCGCGGTGATATTGATATCTCCATCGATCTCGCTGAGTCTCACAAGACTCACGGGATGATGAGAGATACTTTTCGTAGCATGATTAGCCTTGCTACGACGTTTCGAAAGATGAAACGGTCAAATCCCCGTGACTGGGGGAATCTTTGGTTAGAGTACACGTATGGATGGAAGCCTTTGGCCACATCCATATATGGTACTGCTAAGAAACTGATGCTTCCGGACCCACAAGGTCCTCAGAAGTTTAACGTTTCTGTCTCCGCCGCAGAGGAAACTCTGAGGGGCACCAAAGAGGTAGCGGACGTCAATTGGCTTGTGCCAGAGAAGTGGATTGCCTACTGCAGAAGTAGGGTCCGATTCGTGGTACAATACGTTGTTAGTCCGTCTGCTTTGATAAAGCTTGCAGGTTTTACAAGCCTGAATCCGGTCTCCATAGCGTATGAACTTACGCCGTACAGCTTCGTAGTTGACTGGTTTGTCAACATTGGAGGCTATCTTAGAGACTTCGAGTCGGCGCTCTTGTATGGGACAAGCTTCAGTGGCGGTTACGTCACGGAGACTTGTCTTGGAGAGGCCTTTGTCGAGCAAGTTGGCACCGCTAAGGGGCCAATCTCGTTCGGTCAACAGACCACCTTCACTACCGCGTGGCGCGGTAGCGAGCGCTATACTGAGAAACGGAGGACAGTTCTTACTGCCACTCCGTATCCCAGACCACCCAAGTTCGATCCACACTTGGGCGCGTCTCGACTAATTTCGGGTGCTGCTCTTCTAGGGCAAATGCTAACTTCCCTAGAGCACTCGAAAGGCTATGGATCACCCAGTACCGGCGCTCCTAGTCTTGCTGATAAAGCAAGGCGAAGAGCTGGCAGCCGGGCATTCGAAACTGCATCTAAAAACTTTAGCGATTGGGAACGAGAGCTTCGAAGGGCAAACCCTAAGAAGATCTTTGCACCTTTCGATAAAGGCAGTTTCATACCATAACCACTTTGTGCCTGACACTTCTGAAGTGTCCTTCATAAGCACAACTCAAGGAGTTCTTTCCTTTGTCAGCAGTCGCGAATATCGTTCTTAACGACGCACAGGCGACCCCTGTGGCACATACCTTTGTCCCGCTTGGGCCGGATACCAACGGCGTTTGGTGGTGGGAGGACCAGACAGGCACAGCGAGTATCGGTTACAACCGTATCTCGATGAAGCTTGTTCGGCCGCGTCCCGCCGTCGCCGGTGATAATTCGGATAAACGTGTCAATCGAGTGAAAATCTCGATCCTCACGCCGAAGGTGGAAGCGCTTGGTGTTGCGGATTCCGGGTATACCCCGAGCCCTACCATTGCGTACACGCCTCGATGTGACATCGAATTCGTCATGAGCGAGCGAGCGTTGCTTCAGG